GTTGGTTTGGATTTTCAGTCTTCCCCCCTCTCCCCGAAGATTTAATTGAGAGGCCGTTCTATAAACGGTATCCTTCTCAATATTTGGAGAAGGATGGGGGACCAGTGTTTTATGAAGACATGTATTTGTCGGATTATCATGACCAATATTTAGATGAGCAGCATTTTCCCTTAGTATGTAGTATTAAGCGGAACCCTCGTTATAAAAATAAACGAGAAATTGATCCTTTTGTAAAAATGTATATTGATGAGAAAGGAATCAAGGAGGAACCGGAATGGGGATTACCTACACCAAATCCGGAAGCTGCATATAAGTCACTGTCAAAGTATGGAAAAGACACACCTTTCATGGAAGCTAGTATGGTGGATAAAATGAATTTGGCGTGGACTTGGACAGAACGACAATTCGGCCCGTACATGTGTGATAGTCGTGTACGTTCAGCTGAAGAAGTGATTGAAAATTTAGATAAAACAACCTCGTCTGGTTCACCTTTCAACTTACAGTTTCCTAAGAAGAATGAGTTGTTGGAGATGGATCCAGATTTTGTTTCTTGGATTAATGAAGATTGGGAATTATTGGCAACTGATCCTGAGTGGACAGGTTTATGCACTAGTTCCCTTAAGGAGGAGATTAGACCAACCACTAAAACAAAACAAAATAAAATTAGATCATTTGCTGCTATGGCAGTTGATATTACTATTCAGGGTAATAGATTATTTTCAGATATGAATGAAAAGATGAATGATTCTTATTTGAGAACTGCTTCAACTATTGGAATGAGTCCCTATGATGGTAATTGGAATAGATTATATCATAAACTTGCAAGATTTCAAAAAGGATATGCTCTAGATGAAAGTGAGTATGATTCTTCTTTGCGAGCTCATTTGATGTGGGGATGTGCCAGGTTGAGATGGAGAATGTTACGTCAAGAAGATAAAACATTAGCAAATTTAAGACGTGTGTTGACGATTTATAGAAATCTCATAAATGCGCTAATTGTCTCACCAGATGGAATCTTAATATTTAAATTATTAGGAAATCCCTCTGGTTCTCCAAATACAGTAAACGATAATACATTGATTTTGTATACGTTGCTTGCTTTTGCATGGATATGTTTATGTCCTGATGATGAGCCATTATATG